AATCCTTTTCCACCACCAGGGAACTTATTTAACAACTGACTAAATTTACTTCCTTGGGCTGCCTGTTGAGCAGGGTTACCAGCTGCTGTAAAAAATCCAGCTCCTGGTAAATTACTAAGAGAAAACCCTTTAGTAGATAAACCAGCTCTCTGTAATCCAAATAAATTACCGCCACCCGCATAATACGCTCCACCTGCTAATAATGCTGCTTTTCCTAGATCTGAACTAACTATGTTTTTAGCAGCTTTAGATACACCTTTAACAGCTTTCTTTACAATACTACCTAATCCGTAGTGTTGTCTTACTGACATATTAGTAATGCCACCTCTGTTTTGTAATTGTCTAGCTATTTGTGTTCTTGTTATTGCCATAATTTATAAATAATTGTTAGTAAAGGCAGGCGTAGAAATCCTGTAATTTAGCACTTTATTTGATTTTTTCGTCTTCGTCAACGACTTTACTTGTAGCTACAAGGTCATCCATGAACCTACCAGCGTACCTATATTCACCAGTATGGCCTAATTCATCATCAATATAAAGGTATATTTTACCCCCTATTTCAGTCCATCTTTTACAGAAACCAAAGTCTTCTCCGTAGAAGTGTTTTGTTTTAGGATCGTGTACACAATCAAAGAAGTTATAAAAATTAGGTCTTCTAACTTTTTCACCATTTAAATAAGTATCTTGTACTATTTCAAGATCTGGATAAGCTTTAATCATCTTTTCAATAACACCTCTTTTAATAAGCATGCAGCCCGTTGGTGCATGAGTAACCTCTGTTTCTCCATCGGTTACTTCAATAGCTGAAACATCTGGTACTTTGATAGGAAATGTATAACCATATTTTAAAAAATCTTTATTATTCTTAAAATCTTCATCTTTCATTCTTCTATAAACAGATCCTTGATTAATAAACTTCATAGGATAAGGAGCAGCTATAATATCTCTATCCTTTTCTAACATCTTAAATATTGTTTTTGTTTCAAAATCTACGTCTGAGTCTATAAATAACATATGGGTGTAGTTCTCTTTATCAGAAACAAAATCAGCAGCACATATGTTTCTACCCTGTTGGACTAAAGACGATTTAATAAGATGAAAACTAACTAGTATATTCTTAGTCATACATGCCATTTGAAATTTAAGTAAGGCTCTAACATAATGAATACCTACTTCACTGTGTACAGGTGTAGCCACCATAATTCTATACTTAGATTGAGGTGGTAATGTATGTCCTTTTAATTGTTCTGTTAGATCTATTGTTTGCACAGGTTCCTTATCAAACCAAATAGGTTCATTAGATTTTTCTTGCATCACTTGTTATTCCAGTTAAAAATTGTGTCCAAGTTGCAGCTTGTTTAGGCCAACTATAATACAGATTGTAAAAATCACTCTGTCTTTTTAAATGATCTTGAATAGGTTTATGAGTAATCGCTTCTGCCCCTTGTTTAATAGCTTGTGCAAATTTAAAAGCCAGCCTTCTATGATTATTGTCGTAAGGTACGTAAATACCAAACTCAGAACATGTTTCCGCTAAAGCCCCTAAGTTTGTCACAATTGTATAAAGTCCTGCTGCCATAGATTCTATAGCTGAAATACAAGATGTCTCTTCCCAGATACTCGGGTAAACAAACATATGATAATCTTTTAAATGTTCTTTAATGTAAGTATTAGGTTTATAACCTATATAGTTTACATTTTTTAATTGTTTAGCTTGTTCGTATAAACCTTTATATTCTTTATCATTCTGTTCATAAAAAGCTTTGCCATAAATCTCTGTAGATGAATAAACATCTAAAGTAATTAAGGGATGATTTACTAATTGCATAGCCCCAAGCAATACATTTAACCCTCTCCAAGGGGTTATTTGATGTATAATTTTTATAGGTTTATCTTTTTCGTAAACAGGAGCAGGTTCTATTTTACTTATACCGTTCTTAATAATCATACACTTGCCTCTATCTAAACCAAATTTTTTAGTGAAATTTTCAAAGTTCCAATGTGAATTAAATACATACCAATCGTATTTAGTGTGATTCTTTTTATCTTTAAACCAGGGATAAATATTAGGTTGATCCCAAGAATTTTTCTGCCAAAGAATATTTATTTTATCTTTTGATAATGGAATTTTTTCTGGAACAGATGTTGTAATTTGTACCTTACTTAATAGTTGAAGATCTACGTATTGGGTTAGATATTCTAGTTGTAATTCCGTTCCACCTTTAGGTGTTGGATTTATTATCATTATTCATTACTTTCTGAAATAAGTCTAAATTCTTAGGGTCAACTGTAACTTCACAATCAACCACAATGTCAGGACCTTCTACTTTCTCTTTGTAGATTTCTCCTGTCTTTTTATTACGATAAGTATATTTAGTTATACACTTAATCTTTGTTATATCATCCATTCTGATCTTCTCTATTTACTAGAGCATAACTTACAAATCCCGTTATAGTGTCTGCAGTGTCTGCTTGCATCTTTATAACATCGCCCGCTTCTAAATTCAAGGTATTAGAAAGCATATTTTTAAAATCTTTATTAAGCTGTGCATGACTTATTTCAGTATCACTACCACCAGATTTTTTTAAATAAAGATCTACATCAACGTTAGATGCCGCTTCATGACTGGCTTGAACAGTTTTAACAATAGCATAGGCACTAGTGTTAATAGTTAACACTGTTGTTAAATTTGTAGTGGTTAAATCAATTACTGCGCTTTTATATAATACTGCCATTATGATAAAAAATAATTATAAATATCTTGTTCTTCTTTTAAATCTTGTTGAAAAGAAAAATTAAGTTGTTGTTTTAAAGTATCTAATGCTTCTAAAATTTGACGTTGATTAGATGGATCATACGTTGGCGCCGGTTCTGGTATATAATTAATTATTTTAGCCATTATCTTCTACCATCTGGTCTTGTATCCAATCTAAGAGAACCATATCTCCAAGACTCTCCTACTGCCGTGTTTTCAAATTTCACACTTACTAATCTTCCTCTTGCTCTAGTATCTATCTTATCAGTGGTTGAGGTAACTGTAAAGGGTCCTAAAGGTGAACTAGTCTGAGTGTCAGATGGATAGTCTGATATAAATAAAGTAACTTGGTTATTACCCACAATCTCTTTATAGTCAGGAATAAACCTGCTTACTGAAGCAAAAAATTCACCATCAGCAATGTCAAAATCTCCAGATCTTATAAACCCTTGAATAGCAGATGTACCCGTGCTGTTAACTTGATCTACACCTTTTTCATGTTCATATAAAACTGTGGCCCCATCTCTGTTAGTAATTCCTGATATTGGAAAGAAAGGGGTATCCGAAGGACTATTAGAATCTGTAGATCCGTTTGGAATATAATCAGTAGCATAAGGTCTTTCAAAAACAGCTGCGTCTACATAAGTGGTTCTATCTAATGTACTTGTATTCCAGCTATTTTCTGCATAATTATAAGTCACACATCTATCAACTTGTAGTGAATTTTTTGATGGATAAAACCAATTTACTTCTGTGTACAAACTATTGTGACCTGCATAGATAATTTCATTAGCATCAAAATTAAGACCTGGATTACCATCACCTGTAGTAAATACAAAGTCTTCTACTAAACAAGGTATTTGTTTTACTGTTCCATCAAATGCAAAAAACCCACCTGCTTGACCCATCCAGTAAACAGCACCTTGAGCAAAAACAACAGCGTGTTGTCCTAAACATCCGCAGTTAGTCCCCACTTGTCTAATACTAAATGTAAATGGTGGTCCTACAAATTGAGCTACATAAGCAGCTTGATCTGTTAAAATTAAAACATAGTCTTTACCTTGAACAGCAGCAGTAATTCTGTTTCCCGTATCTAATCTAAATGTACCAGCAGTGTTTGTTGCTGTTGGTGTGTATACGTTTAATGTTTCTTGATTCGTAAATCTAATAAACATAGGGTCTTGTGTCGTTGCATCAGTCATATCCGTTAAAGCACCAAACTGAAATAAATGTCTATCTCTGTCTGAGAATAAAGATAACGTTGAAACCATATTAACTTCACTGCCTACCCCTGCAATTACAGTGGCTCTAGTTGCTAAAGCTCCAGAAGAATCCCATTGAAAAGTATTTCCATTTCTTAATGTTGCAATCAAGGTATTACCAGCATGATCTAAAGACCAGTTAGCTGGGTCTAACGTTACGTTTGAAGTTGATCTTGCTGTGCCCCAAGCTTCTTTACCCCATTGATAAGTGCTCCAACCAAAACCTAAAGTTTGAAAAGTGGGTCCTGGTCTTATGTACCTTTGATAGTTAAATGATCCTTGAGCCGTCATTCCGGAATTACCTTCCGCTGTCGTTACACCTGCAGCAGGGTTCAATAAACTTATAGTAAATGAGTTTGCGTTAGGGACGGTTAATACTTCAAAAGCGTAGGTTTGAAAATCAGGTGCTGTAAGTGTTGTAGATCCAGCCACAGATACAGAAGTAAATACCACGTAATCTCCAACTAGAATACTGTGACCTGTAGAATTTATCGTTACTGTAGAACCAGCTGCTGCAGAAGTAGTAAAGGTTCCTCCTGAAACTGGAGATCCAGCTAAAGGGGTAATATCATAAAATCTTTCACCACTAAAAATAAATAAACCTGAGCTTGTTCCAATAGCCGAAAATTTTGTACCATTTAAACTAGTAAATGTATGTTGAGCCCTAGCTACACCAGGAAGAGTATTATTAGCAGTGGTTAATTGATCCCAACCACCTATTTTTTCAGGCACTCCATATCTAAATCTAACAAAATCACTATCAACCCATTTACCTGCAGCGGCTGAAGGCGTGCTTTGTTTATCAATACCTGCTTGAAATTTTACTTCTTTTAATGCCATGGGATCTATTATACTAGTTTTTAGGCAAAAATATAGTCCATTCTAGCTTAGGTATCAAATCATTTACGTAGACCTTTTTTAACCTATTCTTTTTTAAGTAATTATGTAGTTCTTCTAAATCTAGAATAATCCACTTATTACCTATTTCTAATACCATTTTATCAGCTTTAATATTTGTTTTAAATTTTTGAGCAGGTGTGCCATCTGACAGTTTTATCATTTCTCTAATATCAAATCTGTAAAAGGCATTTTGACCTTTTATAATACCTGCAATATTCCAAGATGTTTTACTTTTAGGATACTCTATAGACTCTAAATGCTCAGAAAATCTTTTTACAATTGAGTCCAATTTAAATACCTATTATTTTAAATAGAGAAAATCTTTTCTATTTTTTTCTCCTAAATTACCTTTTAAAAAGTAATTTGCTCCTACCATAATTTTGCTCCCTTCATTTACTGAATGATGTCTTATCCAACCAGGGAATATAAATAAATCTTTTTCATTTGTAGGAAGATGCCAAGTTTCACTATTATATATATTATATTGAATTGGATTATATGAAAAATCAAATGCTTCTTGAATACTGCTTTTATTTAATTCAAAATAAATAGTATTTTTTCCTTTGCTTTCTGGATAAAAAACAATACTTAAAAAAGCTCCTTTGTGACTATGAGAATGATGAACAGTGTTATCATTAATGGTTGTCCAACTTTGAGTAACATAGACTTCATTTTTAATTTGTAAAACTTCTTTTAAATACTGATCTACTTTTTTATCAAAAAGATTTTTAATATTTTTAAATATTTTATTATTAAAGATATAATTACTCTTAGAAACTTTTACATTTTTTCCTTCTTGATAATTTTGTTTCATTATAAATTCTTTTTGTTTTTTATTTAAAGAATAGTCTAGTTTTGAAATTGCTATAGGAATAGCTCTTAAATTTAATACGTTCATTATTTTATATTTAATTTTAAAAAAGAATCTTCAGTACCAAAAGAACCATTGGGTAAAACGTTAAAAGCCAAAGAGTATCTATCTTCTTTTGAATTATTGGGTAAAATATTATGTCTCATATTACTAAAGAATAATACAAGACAATTTGACATTGGAGTTATATCCCAATATTTAGAATTATAGATGTTATAATTTTTTACTTTTGTATGAAAGGGATTTAAAAAATCATTATAAAATCTAATTTTAAAATCTTCAGAGAACTTAGGATAGTATACACCACTAATCCAAGAGTTTGAATGTGTATGTGGTTCAGAATAACCTTTAGGTTTTGTTTTAGTAATCCAACTATTAAAAATTTTAAAGTTATTATCTTTAAAAGATAATTTATCAGTGATTAATGAACCTACTGATTTTTCACATTCTTTTTTTAAATCTTTAAATTCATTTAAAATATTATATTCAGTGCTTGAATAAGTTAAAAAACCATTTGCTTCTTGTTTTATTTTTTGTTTTTCAAATATTTTATTATAATTTTTTCTTATATCTAATTGATATAAAAAAATAGAATTATGTATGATAGGAATATTATGTAATAACATCATATTAAACTAATATGAACCAACCTGTTACAATATATTTTTCTTGAGTAGGTGATGGAATACCTCGGTGTAAATGAGTAAAATCAGTTGGCCATATTAAAGTTTTACCTATTTTAGGTTTAACTTTAACTTTTTGATAATAAAATTCAGTTTCTCCCTTATCAGTAACATCATTTAAATACGTCATATAAACGAGTCCTCTTTGAGCTATGAATTGACCTGGCACATATCCAACATATCTTTCACAGTGCCAAACTTTAAAACCACCCCCTGGTGGATAGTGTTGTATTAAATTTGAATCATAGGTATGATATCTTCCTAATTTATATTTACTAACATATTGACGTACGCATTTACTCAACTCTGAAAAATATTTTTTTATAGTTTTATTACTAGACATATTAAAAAAAGTAACATCAATTGACTCTTTAATATCTGTATTTACTGCAGTGTTTTTTACATCTGTATCATAAGCAACTCCAGGTCGTTTATACTCCTTATTTTTCTTATGATATTTTATAAGTTCTTTACAAACTTCTGTGTCTATTTGATAGCTTTCTATAAATGTCTCTTGCATCTTTATATGTAATATACTATAATAGTGTATAGTTTAAAAAGCAAGAGAGAATGAAATTAAAATATAAAATAATAGATAATTTTCTTCATAAAGAAGATTTTATTACATTAAAAAACTCTATCATTAACAAAGAGTTTTCTTGGTATTTTCAAGATTTAATAAATGGAAATCATGCTAAAAATGATTCTACAAGTTATTTTACTCATCTTATTTACGAAGATACAAGTAATAGCTCCATTTATCCTTTCATTAAAAAAATATTTTTTAATAAATTAAAAATAAAATCTTTGATAAGAATTAAATGCAACTGTTATCCTTCTACAGAAAAAATAAGAATTAACAAAAAACACATTGATTATGACTTCGAACACCAAGGAGCAATATTTTCATTAAATACGTGTGATGGTTTTACTTCATTAAATAATGGAAAAAAAATTGATTCTATTGAAAATAGATTATTATTATTTGATGCAAATAAACCTCATGCTAGTTCAACTTGTACAAATGCAAAAGCAAGATTTAACATAAACTTTAATTATTTTTAATGAGTAGTAATTGGCCATTTAAATTAGATCACGTTCATGAATGGGCTTATTGGAAGAGCGCTTTTTCAAAAGAAGAATGCGATTTAATTATCGAATTAGGTAAAAAAAATTTAATCACAGGACAAGTTGCTAATCCTGCAAAAACAAAAAAGTATAGAAAAAGTAAAATTAATTGGATTCAACCAGATGAAAAAACAGATTGGATTTTTAAAAGACTCACTGACATATCACAAAGTTTAAATGATCAATTTTTTAAATTTGATGTAGAGGGTTTTTTAGAGGGATTACAATTTACTAATTATAAAGCTGTCGGATCATATTATGGAAAACATGTTGATAAAGGCACCAATACAAAAATAAGAAAGTTATCTTTATCTGTCCAATTAACCGAACCTAAAAAATATAAAGGAGGTGATTTAAATTTATATTTTGAAGATAAACCTTTACCAATGTCTAAAGAACAAGGTACTTTAGTTATGTTTCCAAGTTATGTATTGCACGAAGTTACACCAGTTTCAAAAGGTGAAAGAAATTCTTTAGTTGCTTGGATATCAGGGAAAAATTTTAAATAATTGTTAAATATCTACTTCTACCCAACCATCAGTAGAGTTGTATTGCCATGTTTTACCTTCAGAGACTTCATCAATTCTTTGCCAGCCGCCTATATCTCCATACTCCCAAACAGAGTTTGCAGGTTCTGTGGGTCTTGAAACAGGGTAATCCCAACCGCATGTGTCTTCATTAAAAACTACTGTAGTAGATTCAGTTCCATCAGGGTTTAAAGTTTTAGGAGGTATAAAAGCATCTCGAGCTGCATCATAGGTACTACCTATTCCTCCATAATTTTTTCTAAAAATTTCACCACCATGTTTATGAGCTCCTAGACACATTCCTTTTACTGATCTTTTCCAAACAGCATCGGGTTCATTAAAAATTTTTCTTAAAAAAGCCTGACCTTTTTCTTCATTAAGAGAGCCATCTTGAGTTACTACATCGTCTTCAACTTTTATTGAATCAATTACTTTATTGTTAGAATCTAATTTAGAAAAATAAGCCATTATGTTGTATATGTCCCTGCTCCATTAAATGTCATTATAGTATCTGAACCAGACTCAGTTACTGTTGGTGAACCTGTTTTTTTTCCACTATATTTTTCTGTAGGTAATTTTATAATAACGACTCCGTCTCCGCCGTCGCCACCGCCATTTTGGGCTCCTCCGCCACCGCCACCTAAACCATCGGTTCCAGGAGTATTAGGTTGGCCAGGACCTCCGCCAGCTCCGCCACCACCTGATCCTCCAGGGCCTCCAGCGTTTCCGATTTCAGCGCCTCCGCCTCCGCCGCCTCCAGCGTATGTTACAGATGCACCAGTTATTGAATTTGCAGTACCAGCTCCTCCAGATCCTCCAGGGCCTCCAGCATTTCCTCCAGTACCGCCAATGCCTCCTCCGCCACCACCAGAGTAACTTGAATTATTATTTCCACCTCCAGGGTTTCCTTGAGATGGAGTTGTGCTTGGAGTATTACCAGCTCCTCCTGATTGAGGTGTATTATTTCCTCCAGCGCCACTACCAGAACCACCAGATTGTCCAGGTGTAGCGGCCGTAGAGCCTCCGCCGCCTCCGGCAGATGTAATTGTAGTTAAGTTTGGTCCACTTATTGCAGAAGACCCACCAGATGTTCCTATTGTAGCACCACCAGATCCACCAGATCCGACAGTAACAGTAATATCAAATGATTCAGAGATTGTCTGCGTAGAAGTTCGAAAGCCTCCTGCTCCGCCACCTCCACCTCTATAATTGCCGCCTTCTCCTCCGCCAGCAATGATTAACATTTCTGCATCGTAAGGATATTCAATAACTTTTCCGCCTCGGCCAAAGCCGCCTTTTGCTGCTGCTCCAAATGATCCTAATATTGGCATCTTTCTTCTATCCTCCTATTAAGCGAATTGAGTCTGAGCTGCTAACGCTGTGAACGTAGCATCACCAGTCTTAATCGCTGTGTATGTATAAACATCTAATGAGTTAGCATTTCCAGCTGAAGGTGCTGATCCACCTTGCCATTCTGGAGTTACAGAAGATCCATCAATTTGAAAAGCATTATTGTAATATGGTGAAGCACCATTTTTAACAATGAATGCTACAGTAATAGATTCACCTGTATCCATAATAGAGTTTAATGAATTAGATCCATCTCCTCTTAAGTTTACTGTGAAGTTTGCTGCTGCATCAGTTGTGTAATTTAAAACTGCTTGTGTAATAACATCGTAGTTAATTGTTCCAGTGGCTGCTGTTGCAGATGTTGTAACTTTTTCTGCAAGCTGTTGGATTTTACCACCACCATTTAATACAACTCTACCAATTCCTTTTGGAGTCAAAGTCATATCAATGTTTGTGTCACCACCAGTAGCTGCTAATGCTGGAGCATTTCCTGCTGCAGCGTTAGTTACTGAAAATTCATTTACAGCTGATCCTGTAGTTGCAAATATAATTTGTTCATTACCATTTTCATCTCCGATAAAATTAGCACCATCGATTAAAATGTTTTGACCATTTGCGTCTAAGTTAGCTGAAAGTTGAGGAGCGTAGTCAGATGATAATTTCTCTAAATTAGAGTTAACCATATCTGTTCCGTTACCATAAAGAACTTTAGTTCCTTTATCAGCAGCAGCCCAAGTTACACCAGTTTGACCTGATACTTTAACTGTTACTGCGTGAGCTCCAGATGTTGAGTTTTTAATAATGTAATATTTTTCTGTTACTGGAACAATAACATCTACTGCTCCTGTAATTGTTCCTGTTAATTCTAACGCAATATTTTTAGCGTTTGAAACAGCACCATTTGTTGCAACTAAAGTTGCTCCTGTTGTAGCATTAAGTGTTACTGCTTCATAACCAGCTGATGCTTGCTCAAGAATTAATAAGTTTGTGTTTGTAATTGTACCCCACGTACCTGAGTTTTCACCAGTTGCTTGTACGGTAAGTTTTAAAAAGCTTGATGTACTGTTTGCCATAGTTTTAAGTCCTTATTTGTTCGTATTTTATTAAAATTAAGCAGCTGTGTCAACATTTTTCCAAGTGGGTGCTGTGCCTGTATCAACTTGGTTCCAGATAATAGCATTAAGCGATCCTGTGGCTACTGTCAAGCTATTTCCTGTAGGTGTTATATCAGCTGTTCCAGAAACGTCAAGTGTCCCTAAATTAACTGTTGTGCTAACTCCAGTGGGTGTAACTATCGTATTTGGCGTAGCTGTAACACTGTTTAATGACACAGTTATAGGATTTCCAGAAACACCTACAATTATAGAATCTGAGAAACCACCCCAATCTAATGCGCCCCAAGTGCTTCTACCCCAACCAGTGTTAATTTCGGTTTGAATACTAGGGTTACCCTGAATTACATTCATTCCAAATCCTGTTGGAACGATTAATTGATCACCATCATTATTCCATAAGCCTTGACCCCATTCGTTTCTTCCCCAACCAGTATTGATTTCAGTGGTTGTCGTTACTGTGCCTAAAGAAAATGACATTGAAAATCCAGTAGGTATTAAAGTTGAAGCAATTCCCCAACCTAATTCACCCCAATTAGATCTTCCCCAACCGGTGTTTACTTCTCCTGATATTGAAAGTGTTCCAATACTTGCAGTCATTCCTATTCCAGTTGGTTGTACAGTTTGATTAGCAAAACTCACACCCCAACTTAAATCATCCCAGTTAGCTCTTCCCCAACCGGTGTTTACTTCAGCATTAATTGTTACTGATCCAAGGCTAGCTGTTAAACCAATTCCTGTTAAATCAACCTCTACAAAATTTTCATTATCACCCCAAACTTGTTGACCCCAAGCTTCTCTACTCCAACCTTCCTCGACGGTTGCGTTTACAGTTATGGAACCTAAAGTAAAAGTAGTTCCAATTCCTGTTGGAGTTACGGATATAGAACCTTGATCTTGCCATCCTCCTTCTCCCCAAGAAAGAGCTCCCCAAACATCTTGTTGAATATCAACAGGTCCACCCATTCCAATTCCATGCACATAACAAAAATAATAAAAGTCAGTGTTATTGGCAGGTGTAATTTCTACGTATCGAGTGGTTGCAGCATTAAAAGAAGCTGTGGTTATGTAATCACTTTCAGGAACTGTAGATCCGTCTAAATTATAAGTTACACCAGTTGTAATTCTATAGGAATTTGGTGAGGATGCATCAGTTGTAAATAATAATGGATGATTAACGTTAGAAGAATCGTCTTGATTAAATCTTAAAGTGGCTCCCTGAACCCAATCAATTTCACCGGGTCCTGTCGCATTTCTAACTCCGTCTAAATAAAAAACATTACCTGTACCACCACCATATAAGTTTCCACTTGCGACAGTGACTGTATATGTTTTATCGGCCATAGGAGGCTACCTCCTAATTAACCTGATATCCTTAAGATACTGGCAGTTGATGTGTTTGCTGGGAATTGAATTGTGAACGTTCCAGATGTTGCTGTTTTATCTCCACCAAAATCTAAAACACAAACCGCAGCGTTTGACTGTGATGTGTTATAAATTAAAGCACCTCTTGCAGTAATTGTTGCAGACGTGAAAGATAAATTTGCAAACGTTGTTCTTGCAACACCAGCTGAAATTGAAGTTCCAGAGTTTACTAAAGCTCCTCCACCAGCTGAGTAAGATCCTGAGTTACTAACTTCGTTTGTTGTTGTGTAAACAGTTGTTGCTGAATTTAAAGTTGCTGAACTAGAATAAAGAGCTAACTTGAAACTATTTCCACCAGATCCTGATGTTAAAAAATTTTGTTTTGCTTCTAATAGTTGTTTCTTAAAACTATTTGCTACTGCTTGTGTAATTGCCATAAAACTCCTTATTGTTTTCCTATACGAGGAACACCAGCTTGATATTCATCTCGTCTTCTTCTTCCCATCGCTTCGATTGAGAAGGCCTCTACAGCTTGTTTATACCTATTTTCGTATAGTGTCAACTGATCTTGTGGGCCTTTTAAAAATCCGTAAGCCTCGACTAGGCATGCATATAAAAGTCCGTTGGGAAAGTTCGTACCTAAATATGAAGTACTATTTGTAGCGGATAATCCAGTGGGTTTCAAGATGTAATTTATCTGAATTTCATAAGTTTGATCTGGAACAGGAGCAAATACAATATTGTTCGCATCCCACCAACCATAGTATTTTGGCTCTCCTGTAGCGTCCGTAGGGTTATATTCGCTCATAAAATTGGTGTCTCTAAACTGTAAAAAGCCTCTGTCTTCGCTGCCACTTGGCGGTTTTACAATCTGAGCTGATCTAATAACTAAGGTATTTTCAGGAACTAAAACATATCTTTGATTAACGATTAAACTAGCTGTTGCATAAAATCTGTTATTATCCGAATCAACATCTCTTAAAATTCTAAATTCAGCATCTTCAATAAAACCTTGAATGATAGTATCGGTAAACACTGTTGAACTAACTTCTGTGTAATCTAAAATTTTTTGTTTTAATTCTAAATATGTCATGCTCTATCGTTTAAAGGACTTACAATACTTTGAAATCCTCCTCCTGTTTCTGTTGATGTTGCAGCTGAATTAACTGTAAAACTATAACTATTTTTTACAGTAACTTGTGGTGGTTGTCCAGCTTGGTTAACCGTTGTTTCAATCATTGTTATTGGATAAGACCCAAAAACAATAGCTCCAGAGCTGTGAGCTCCAGCTATAGTAGGATTTAACGTTACGCCTCTAAAAGGCGCTGCAGATGCTCTTATTAAACCACTTAAAACATTACCTGCTTTTGAGCTATATTGAATAACTTCATTTTGAAATTGACCTACAGTTATATTTTCATTTGGTGATGGTAATATACCAGGTTCAATAACTTTTTGAATCATTAAATATCCTGAATTTGGATAATAAGTTGCATCAGTTAAAGTTAAAGATCCAACTTCAGTGGCTGTTAAATCAGAAGCCAAAGTAGTTTTTAAAGTAAACGCGGCTACTGGAACACCGCCAATGGGTCTTGGTAATCCTGTAAATCTAACCTGATCATTATTTACTAATCCACTAAAAGGTTGGCTAACTGTTATTGTTGTTGTGCCGTTAGTTGAAAAAGGATTTTCTGGTAAAATATCAGTTGTAGGTGGTTCTTTTCTTGCAGGTCTTGGATGTTGTAAACCTTGAGGGTCAGCTGTAAAAGGTGTTGGTTCTAATTGAGGTTGCTTAGGTTCAAATTCAGAACTATGGACTCTTGCACCATTCCATTCTCTAACCATTTCTCTGTATGGAAATTCTAATCCAGATCTGTCTGAAATAAATTTTGCGTATTTTCCTCGTGCTGTGTTTCCCATAATTATGCTGTAGGATAGTAGCTTTTAGGAGATATAAACGTACTTGATGGAGATCCGTCTTCTGCTAAAGCTCTAGCCAATTCATCCTCGTATATTAGTTTTAAAGCTTGTGTTTCATCTTTTTTATATTTCATAGATAAGTAATAAGTTAAGCCTGCAACCATACAAGGTACAAATCTGTATGGAACATTAGTTGCGTTTGTATAAGCACCTGCATCTTGAATTCTTTTCTCAAAATTAAAATTAATAGCTTGACCATTCTCTGAAGATCCGGGTGTTAAATATAATTGAATAGTTACTCTGTCTATAAATCTTTGAACAAAATATTGTGATGGCTGACCTGTAGCCGATTTATTAGATAAAGCTTGATAAGCTGATCTATTTATTTTTGATAAAGGTGAATCAACATTAGAGCTATTTCTAAAAGAAGCTTCTAAAATATCAGAAGCACCATTTACAAAATTAGTGATAGCAGCACCGTTAGAGTGAGTAGCTGCAGTTGTTCCGTTAACTCCCCTTGTTACTCCAGTTAATTCTAAACTATTAAATCCTGTGTAGCTTATATTTTCAGAACCTACATTGATTGTTCCTTCTGTAGGCATTCTATCTTTTGAAGCGATTGTAATTCCAGTGGTTTGAGAAGTTGTAGTTATGGCTGCTGTTAAAGTTGAAGTAACTCCGTTAGAATTTCCGTCACCTGTAGAACGATAAATGGCGTATTCGTTTTGACCATTAACTAAAGTAATATTTGTATTTCCTACTTCCCAATAATGAAGTCCTCTATTACCCCACTCTTGAAACATTATGTTTAAAGATCTTCTTGCGGTTTTTAAATTGTAACCGCTCATATCAAACAGCCCAAGTCTGTTGTAACACTCTTCAACTATCTCATCGATATAAAAAGTTTTTTCAAACGTTGTAGTTCCAGAAGTCGTGTTGGCCATTAGTCAGCCTCCTAATCTTGGTTTCCGCCGCTATGAAAAACAGTAATAGACGTAACTTGTTCAGTCGTAAAAGTTGCAAATACATCTGTTTTAAATAAAACAGGTCTTGGAAACTCAACCATTTTAGATTCTGCAACGGCTGCTTTTGAAAGAGTTACTTTTGCACTTCCACCAGATCCTCCATCTTTTAAAACGATGTCTCCAGCAGTAGCGGTTCCAGTATAATACAATCCGTAAACTCTTGTTCTTCCAGACTGAACTGTTCCTGTCTCAGTCGTTTGTTGTGTTGCTTCGTTATCTGATCCGAATACCATATTTTTTTCTCCTATTAAATTTATGTGGGGCCGAAGCCCCACACTAATTAATTATTATAGATCTGCTGCGTCTTGAACAGAATTATTTTGTAAGTACATAACAGTAACTGTAGCTGCACCAGTTGTACTATCTCCATTAGCACCTGTAAAATCAGCAAGAACTTGTATGTCAGTTGCACCAACATTAGTTGCTTCTGTGTCTAAAGTACCGTGAGTAGTTGCTAAAGCTTTAACATTAGCTGCATTTATAAATGCATCTGCATCCGCTACGGTTCCCACTGAAACAGTTGCTGCACCACCATCATTATTCACTGTAGTTACGTTAAGAATAACGTCTACTATTTGTGAATTTGCTGGAACTACTGCGCAAACTTGATTTAAATGTGAAGCACCAATAATGTCAATTTTTACTGATTGAGCCATTACAACTTGTCCAACATTCGCAATGTTAGATCCAAGTACTGTACCTGTTGTGTTTGAAATCGTTCCCGCTCTTACCGGTCCCGAAAATGTTGTATTTGCCATATTTATATCCTCCTAGTTTTTTGAACATAGTCTCTAGGCCGTCGACTATACGCGTCTATGTTCTAATTAATTGTATAGTGATTTAGATATATAGCAGATTTTAATAGAGTGCAAGAGAACCTTATAAGAAAGTGCGATTTCAGCGGTGTAGCGTTTTTGTGTTACGTAGCTACAGAAACGTCAGGTGCAGCGTCTTCTATCTTATTAGTCTGTTGAGCAACTTGTGCTTCAGCTAATTTGATATGACTGATGACTTGTCTAATTTTGTCATCAATTCTCACCATATCAAGAGTATATCTTTTCTCCTGATTATAGTGCTGCGACCATTCAAGTTCTAGTCCTCTTTTCTTCGTGTAGAGTTCCTGAACGTGTGTCATTTATAACCTCCTCATAGGTTAACCACAATTTGGATTTACTAGTAAATCCGTCTTTTTCCCAGACTATATCATTTTGTCCTAGCTTGTCAACTAGTGCATTTTCAAAGGCTTTATCCTCATTTTCTGACACAAGATTGAAGTCAGCATGATAGCCATATGCTCTGATTTGTACTCTGAAATTTTTCATGGGTTCTTTCTTTCTATCATAAAAAGGGGGCCTTCAACAGCCCCCTTTAAAGTTATTTATTACGCTCCGTTAGAACCGTAGATACCTCTATAGTCAGATACGCCAAATACGTATCTTTCTCTAGCTTTGTATCTTACGTTTCCAGTATCAAAGTCACCTTCCATAGCTGTTTTGATAGGTGATCTATCAAAGTACTTCATACCATTTGGTACATCAGTAATAATGAAGAACTGATCAGGATCAGTTAAGAAATTGTTCACTCTGTAACCTTGAGGAACCATTCCCATAGATCTGATAGCATTGATATCATTATCAGCTGTAGCTGTTCTACCTTGAGAAGCCATTAGTCTCTCAGCTGTGAATTGAAGAGCTGAAGGAATAATTAATTTTAATCCTTTTGCTGCAATCAATAAACCTCTTTCGTCAGTCATTTCAGCGATGTCTATTAAAGACTGCTCTAATGACGTTTCGTTAAGGTCAGCTTGTACTGCTAACGTATTCGCAACGTTTCCAGCGATTGTTGGGTGAGATCTGCTAAACAGAACTACGCCGTCACCAGATTGGAATGTAGTAAATCCATTCACAAGAGGTGTTACCGCTTTTGTTTGTTTAGTCTGAGCCATAGATCTTGCTAACGCTTTTGTATATCTAGACGCAAGTCTGTCATACAAGTTGTCCTCGATTGCTTCTTCAGTAATCGCGAACGCTAACGCAACAGTTTCCATAGTGTATCTTGCCGTGTATGTTTCTTGTGCGTTGTCAAACACTACACCAGAACCTTCTGGTTTAGTTTGTGCTTGTCCAAAGCCAGATAACATTACTTCTTCTTCAAACGCTCTGTCTGAAGTTTCAGTAGCATAGATCTCAGCATGTTGGTTTTCGTATTGTTTATACTCCAGGCCGAAAAGGGCGTTTAAACCTGGTTCTAGTTCTTTAACTAGTTGTCCTCTACTTATTGCCATAGTTTATCTCCTTATACTCCTACAGTACCCTTCAAGAAGTGCTCGTTAATGCTGCAAACAAAGTTTGCGTTTGTAGCGTACGTAGTCACATTTGAAGTGTTATTGTTTTCTGCGTCTTTAGTCACACCAAGTATTCTCAATTGAGCTGTACTTGTAGTAACCGTAGATGCGTTTAGTTCAGACTTGGACTGAAAGTTTGCTGTAGTCCCAGCCGTAACTTCGATGTCCGCATTTAAGAAAACAGATGTTAACGCTAATGCAGCGTTAGACTGAATCTCAAATCTTTCATACGGGTCATCTGATATAAAACCAACAATGTCCGTTGCCGTATTTGAAGCTTTCAAATGGTTAGCGAACGTTGGCTTGTTTGTATTGGCGTCGGTAAAAAACACACCAGTAAGTGTACCGATTAAAGTATCACCTGCAGCCGCTTGTGCAATTGTTGCAGTGTTGATTGCTTTTACAGCATCGTTCTGAAAAATTGCCGGGGCGCTAGCAGCGATATTATATTCTGATAGACCTTGGTTGTCGTTATTTTGACCAACTTTACCAATTGCTCTCATTCCGAATGGAGCATCTTTGTTAGTTGCCATGTTTTTTTCTCCGTTTGTTAGTTAATCGTTGGTCTAGGAATCGTTAAAAAATTAACTTTTCTTTGTACCACCGAAGTTTACACGAGTTTGTCTATCAATATTGATAGGCATACTCTTATGCTGTTGTCCTTTAAGATCGTGATCCATTGCTTCAACGACTTGCTCATGTTTCTTTTGATAGTGAGCATTTCTTTGTTGCGCGATCTCAACAGGCACTCTTGCCAGCAACAAGCCACCAACTCCGATCACTCCAGCGTATTTGCCGTCTTCAACTCTTGGATAATCACCGTCAGGATATTCATCGGCTCTTACTAATTCATAACCAGATCTTAATCTGCCCTGAATGTTCTTAGCATCGTTGAAACCCATGGTTTCGGCTCTTAGCCACCTATGTTGAAAACCATCAGGCGCTGGTGGTGCATCTAAATTTGATGGTGGAGTCCAAACTTTTTTCTTAGAGCTCTTGTCTCTAGTTTGGCTCGCACGGGAAGTTCTTTTTTCTATTTCTTTTGTCATATGCTTATACCTCCTTCGTGATTTGACTTAATTGTCTTGCATACTCTTCGAGTGGCACACCTAATTTTTTAGCGATTGTTTGCTGTGATGGCGTGAGTCTCACAGTCTTGCGTCCAGGTCTTACACTTCGCTTCGCTTCAGCTACTATTTGTGTAGGTTTGGCCGTTGGTTTAACCTCTGTTGTACCAAATTTATTAGGAAATTCAAGTCTTATTCTCTTATCTATTTCCGCATAATATTCGTTACTATTAGGATCGAACCCTTCATCTTCAGTTAATTTCTTATGAAGATCAAATGCAGTGTATGTCATAGCACTATCTTTACCAAACCACTCGTTTCTAGAAGCCCATTCTTCCGCTCTTGGGTCTTGCGTAGGTTGTCTTGGTTGTAATGCTTGATCAAGAGTTTGTCTAGCTTCTGGTTTAGCTTTAGTTTGCTCTTCAGCTTTTGCTTTAGCTTCTAACCATTGTGCTTTTCTAACTCCTACTTCAGATATTTCTGCCATTGCGTCAGCTTCTGCATTTACATCGTTAGCTTCTCTAGCTTTTGCTAGTTTGGCTTTCGCTGCATCTAAACCTGCAGTAATACTTTTTTCAGTGGCATCAAGAAAACCTGGTTCTAATTTTCCAAGTTTTGCTTCTACTGCTTTTCTGTTTGCTTCAACTTTTTGAGCGTAAGTGATAGCGGCTTCTTTTTGTCTTTCCGCTTCTCTCCACTTCTTCGTAAGTTTAGCAATTCTTTTTTTAACACCATCGCTGTATTCACCAAGTTCGTCTTTTGGTTTTTCTTCTTCAGCTTTAGGTTCTTCTGATTTTACTTCTTCCTTGGGTTCTTCTTTTGTCTCCTCTTTGACAACTTCACGAACATTTGGATTTTCAACTGTTTCTTCTTTTTGTTCGACAACAGCTTCGTCTTTTGTTTCTTCTATATCTACATCAACTTCATTTCCTGAAGTATCAATAGGAACGTTTTTTTCAACGTCTTGCATAGTTATCTCCTATGTTAGTATTGATGGACGATATCTTCTGGATTTTTGATGGTAGCTAGAACTTCATCGTCGTTTAAAAGTCTAACTTCCCCACCGTCGATCATGATTCTGCTTCCTGCATATCTTGCAAAAACTATCCAGTCACCTTTTTTACACCAAGGTCCTTCTGGAAATTTGTCTTTGTCATAACAGTGTGGTCCCATTTCTAAAACGAGTCCGCAGTTTGATCCGACTTGCTGTCTTTCTATAGTTTCTTCTGATAGGAATATTCCACCTTTTGTTTTGGCTGCCATTTTAAAAGGTAAGACTAATATTCTCCAACCGGTTGGTTGAGGTAATTTTGTAGATTCTTTGTTTTGAATTTTGTCTAAAACTTCTTTTTCTTTTTTTTCAATATCTTGGTTTTCTTTTTGATATTTTTCTTCTAACGCTAATTTAGTTTTCGGTATCGCGTTTGAATCTGATAATTGTTCCGTCTTCATTTTTTTGCTCCTTCTTTGGTTCTAGCAGGTTAGAGATTTCCTGTGAAATTTTTAAATAGGCATGTGCCTGTCCCATTAAGTACTTGTATTTCTCCATATTGTCAATACCCCCACCAATCATTGTATCTGCTAGTGATTGGTAAGATTCCTTTAAATACTTTTGTATTTTATCTATTATTGTTATTGGATCTTCCATTATTTAACGTACCTTTCTATTACTTTTATTTTTTCCTCTGCATCTACTATGACCTGTAATAACTTATCCATTTCATTTAAATGCTGTGGATGTTCTCCTATTCCTACAGAGTTCTTAACATATATATTTAAAGTTGCAATAGACTCAGCTATTTGTGCTTCGTATCTTTTTTTTAGCGCTTCTAACATTAAGTTTTCCTCCCTTTCCTGATTGTTTCTTTACCTTTTTTAAATATGCTTGCCACCTTTGCCTTACCCATAACTTTGGCTCTCTGTTCACCAACAGTGAGTATTTGGATTTTTCTTGCAAACGGTTTAGATATCTTCTTAACTTTTGCAACAGTCTTACGAGCATCAGTAGGGGTCGCAAACTTAATTCCAACAGTATCTTTAGGATTCTCATCTGTATATAGTCTCCTCCCAGAACCTTTTGGTTTTTTACCTGTGCCTACTTTAGGGTCTTTTCTTGCCATTTTACTCTTCCAATTGTTTACCAAATAACATTGTAAAACTTATTCTTCTATTTTCAAGTCCATCTTTCATAGAAACACCTGATGTTCTATGAAAATAAGCGCCATTAAATAAAATTCCTCTATTATATTTATAATTGTATTTAGTAGGTTTAACATTAGATTTTTTAATTAACTCTTCAACTTTTTTAGGATTTGCATTCCAGTCTGCTCTAGTCCAATTTCTTGGTGGTAATAATTTATAGATTTCAAGACCATTTTTCTTTTTATCTTTTGTACATTTATTAGGGGTAACCCATATATTTAAATTACTAGTCGATGGATCTGCATGTAAAGGAACGCCCCCTACATTATTATTATAAATAAAACTCCAAGCTCTTTCAAAAGGATCAAGAGCAGGTAATTTTTTTTGTAAATTATCTGCAATCTTAATACTCATAATATCAGAGTGACGAAAATGATTAGTGCCTTTGTAACCATTATAAACATCATCACATGTTAATGCACTTAGAATTCTATTTCTTAAAATAGATAAACATTCGTCAGTTAATAAATTATCTAATACTAAAATTTTTCCTGCTTTTAATTTAGTATTTAACTCTTTCCAATTTTTTCTATTTTTTAGAACTTTTACTTTTTCTAGATCCACCTATAACTCCTTTTAATGTCTTAGCTTGAGCAGCGTGTGTTTTAGAGGCTTTTGTCAAACCTTTAATAACTTTTTTAATTGCTCTTTTTTTCTTTAACATTTCCATCTCCTTCTTGCCTGACGGATTCTTGAGTTCGGATCATTACGAGTTTTTGCTGATGCTCTTTTGAGTTGCCCTAGTGAACGTGCGCAGTATGATTTTCTGCGTTTGGCAGCTTTTGATCCTGGCTTCACTTTTCCAGTCACGGCTGTTTTTAGTTTAGAACCGGGATTTAATCTTCTATAAGCTTTGACCCCGGCTTGAGTCATGCCTGCTCCAGATTTTGTAGATCTGAAATTCTTTTTATTTCTAGCTGGCATTTTTGCTCGACCACCATCTTTAAATCCTGGTGCGTCTACCATTCCAGCATAGTATTTTTTATAACTTGAATTTTGTGCGTTAAGAGTTCCTTTTGGAGTTTGAAAATCACTCTTCATGTATGAACCAATATATTTTGTATTTGGCATTCTCATACTAGTCCTCCGAATCTTGCAAATGTTTTTACGTTAGTTGGTTTAGGTCCAGTATTAGATGCTTGTCTTTTTCGTTTGACAGCACTCGCCTTTTGCGAGCTTGACATTCGTGTGGCTTTTGCAAGTGGCACGCATTTTGGATACTTCCGCTTGCTTCCCTTCTGACGACCGCAAGGTTGATATTTCCCGTCTTTCTTCGGTGCTCCTATATCTACCCACTTCTCGTCTAACCATTCTTTAAGACCTTTTTTTGCCATTAAATTATTTGTGTTTTTTTATGCTTAATAACTTTACCTTGGCCTCTTCCCATTACGTCACCAACAACTCTTCCACCACTCTCATATTTTTTAGCTAGAGATGGAGAAATTTTGTTTTGTACACCTTCTGGTAATTTACTAAAGCCTTTAAATTTACTTGGTACATTTTTAGCCATTGCAGATCCTCCGTTTGCTTTTTTAGTTCTTCCTACTTTACCCTTACAATATTTAGAGGCCCAGATATTAGCATAAGCGCTAGGGTAAACTTTGAATTTACGCTTTGCTGCTGCTTTTCCTGCTGGACACAATTTTGCCATGTTAGCCTCTCTTGTTTAATTTTTTTAGAGTCATCGCAAATCTTGCACGTTGACCTAATTTACCTTTTTTCTTTGCCGCCGCTTTTAATTTAGAATCCGGAATCTTTTCACCTTTTTTAATTTTAAGGGCTTTTCTTAAAGACCCCGGTTTCTTAATTGCTTTTTGAATAAAATTTTTAGACATTACTATCTATTAATTTTACCTTTTTTCTTCATCTTGCTACCGAATTTTCCGTAAGACTCATCTCTAGAAGCTTTTAATTGCTTCTTAGTTCTTTTCTTCTTAATTCTCATAGCAATAGATTCATCTTTTCTAGCGTTGTAACCTTGTTTCTTCTTGCCAACTTTACCACCTTTTTTGTACATAGCACCACCTCTCATGCCCATGTCATCTTGGTAATAACCAGATTTCATATCTTTTCTTGCAGTCGACATTGATCCTCCGCCAGCTTTCATCGCTCGGCCGCCAGATTTCATAAATCTAACATTTGATCTTACTCCGTTTTGTCTCATTTTTTACCTCCGTTGTTTTATTGTTTTTAACTATTTGGTGCCACATCTCTCAAATTATTTGCTTGAATATACGTAACTGTTACAGTTGCTTGACCTGTAGTTGATGTTGTTCCTACTGTTATAAGAGTAGC